GCCCGGATGCCTTCGCATCCGGTCCTTTTTCCACCAAAGCCCGCAACCACGTCGTGAGACGTTTCGCGGTTTTATTCTTTGGTGAGGATTTGAGCCCCTGGTTCAGTCCTTTGAACTTAACTACGGTGACTAATGTGGCCTATATCATCATTGACTCGGCGGAAGGATCGCTGCAAAACTATCTGATAAATCGCCGTTATGGCAATTCGTCAGAAGGATGCAGTTGTCCAAAAACAGGCGCGACGCTGACGTGCTCGTACTATAACCTTATAGGCTCTATAGATACGAGAACTGTCTCGCAGAGCGGCTCTGTTCCCAACCGAGCTTTGCTGAAAGAAGCTGGGGAGCTTATCCCCATGACCACATACCATGTCACCGGTCTGAAGGCCGAACAGGCCCTCGGATCGCAGCTCGGCAATTGTTTCGGTACGTCAAGTACCGCGACAGGACGAAACATATTAAGTGGTTCGTCTGGAGGGCTGTATCGCATTGACTACGACAACATTGATGTTAACACCGACGATTACCTTGGAACGCGCAACGCGCTCCTGGTATCAGCTGTTGCTGATGCCTATACCGAAGGTTATGACATCTTAACGGAGATGGCGGAGTTTCCTGAAACAGTGAAACTCTTCGCGAAGTATTATAAACTACTTCGAAGGCGTTCTACTCATGTAGCGCGCCGCACCCATCGTAAGATTCGCAGGAGAAAACGCGAATCTGACCAATCCTACTACCAGCGTTGGCAAAACTTTTTTGACAATCACTGGATGGAAACCAGGTACGGATGGCGACCGCTCGTATATTCTTCACAGGATATTTATGATCATGTGAGGAACTACTTCCAGAAGGAAGACGAGTTTAGGTATACCAAAGTCCGCAAATCCTCGGCCGAAACGGTCGTGGAGGGTAACCTGGGGCCAAAGAGTGCCTACTGGTGCTACCCCTCATCTTACAACGGAATACCCCAGATAAGAGAACCTTATCGAAGGTTGAACGTTAGATGTCGGGCTCGCGTCGTCTGCAAGTTTAGCAGGCGAGCAGCAGGTATTAGAGATGGTTTAATCACGAACCCGGGGCTTACGCTCTGGGAACTGGTACCATACTCTTTCGTGGCCGATTGGGTCGTTAATGTCGGAGACGTAATCGCAGCACACTGCAAGCCGTCCAATCTGGATGGTTCTGTCATGTGCACGAGCTTTCAATCGGAAGATTACGGGCGAATTAAGTTCGAAAACCTAACCACTCTCTACCGAGGCAAGTACTCTGGAGGTCAGTTCTATTTCAATCGTTGGAAATATGAACGTGACAACAAGGGTTCTGTACCTTGGCGGTTGAGTATTAACCCGAGGCTGTCCTTATCTAAAATGAAGGACCTCCAGGTGATGATAAAAAACCTGAAGAATAGCCTCTTCCGTAAATCTAAATGAGCCTATTAAGGCATTAATGGAGATCTGTAATGGATATTACCCTCCCAGTTGGAAGCACCATTCAACGCATCAATGGCGATGGCGACAGTGTGAGCTGGAAACTTCCGGACCACACTGAAGCGTTGCCGCGTGTCGTGGTGTTTCGTCGTAAGCCCCGTGTTGGGGATAAGTATGGCTACTACGTTAAGTTGGTAGCTGCCTACGAAGATGCAGCCGGCGTCATCAAAAACGCCACTATGCTCTGTGAGGTCAGTAATTTGACCTTCCAGGACGCAACCGAGATGGGCACCCTTTGGGATGCCTTCGTTGCTGCTATTTCCGATGCCGATCTCAAGGACAAAGTCCTTGTTACTGGCGATCTTCCGTACGCGTAAGCGTATGAAGAGGATAATCGCAGCTCTCGTTCTGTCAGTCGGAGCGCTATACATGGGCAATGCTGCCCTGTTGGCTACTTCGGTGACAGAGTTAGTTGGTGCCATCGCGGATCATCCGATCCCTGATGGAGAACAGCTGGGGGAAACCCCGGAGGTTCTTGCGGAACCGCACATCAACTAGGTTGAGCATCTTCCACTCATTATGGAGTTATTCCTATGAGCGAGCTACCAAACGCCGTTATGGCGAGCAAGGATCAGGCTATTTCTGCCGCCCTTGCCTCACTTAGTGTGGACCATGCCCTCGCATTCGAGCCGCCCATCAACCTCGCACTGAGGTTGTTAAATATGGAAACGGCGAAGGATGCAAAGGCAGCCGATGACATCGCAGTTGCAATTGCGAGTCATTCACCTTGGGAAGCTAGTTGGTTGCTTCCTGTCCGACAGGCTGCGGCTATGCTTCGGAAGAACGTACATTTGACGGAGTCTTGTACTCCAGATGTACGAGAGCAGGCTTGTTTCGACAAGTTCTACTCTATCCAAAAGCACAACCGCATCTCTGAACGTAGGGTTACTTTTTATCGTAGACATCCATCCCGGATGTCGCCTACAATCAGAGAACTTGTTGAACGTGCACGTCTAGATATCTTCCGCCTACTTGGTCCTTCCCCGGACCTTGAGGATTGGAGGATGTTTGACGATGCTAAGGTGATGTCCAGCGGTACTATACAGGGGTTGAAGCCAATCTCTCGTAAGAGAGGCCATGGACGTGTGTCCGCAAAGGACACCTCGATTTATGGCAAACTCAGCTCCTCGAACCGTATTACTGCAACCGCTAAGTGTATCCGTAGTTTTGGGCCACGTTTGTTTCGTGGTTCATTTGGTGATTACATCAGATCTAACCTCCAGAGGTGTGATTTGGTGGAAAGCGCTGCGGGTACGACGGTCTTCAAAGAGGCCGAGATCGACCGCTTTATTGCTGTAGGTGCCCTTATAAATGGCATCTGTCAGCAAGGGGTGCGAGCTATGTTGGAACGAAGACTGCGTCGTTGGGGGGTAACCCTTGACAAGCAGTCCCGTAACCAAGAGCTTGCATGTGTAGGATCCATGTTGGGCTTTGGCCCTAGTGGATTCTCCACAATAGACCAGACGAGCGCCAGCGATTGTATGATTAATTCATTAATCGAATGGTTCTTGCCTGTAGGCTGGTATCGCATCTTGGATGATGCGAGAGAGCCGTCTGTAACGATCAAAGGGGCACCCGTACCGGGTTACGCCTCGTTCTGTACAATGGGGAACGCTTTCACGTTCCCTTTACAGTGTCTTATCTTTGCCAGCCTCACAAGGGCTGCCATTGCTATGACACATTGTCCAGATCATCGTTATAGAGTCTATGGTGATGACATTATCGTACCAACGGGAGCAACGTTGTTGCTTCTTGAGGTCTTGCGTTTTGTTGGGTTTATACCCAATAAGCGCAAGTCACACATAACCGGAAACTTCCGGGAATCGTGTGGTGGAGATTTCCTCCTCGGCGAAAATGTTACGCCTGTTAAGTTGGTTGAACAGCCATCCTTGCGTACAACGCAACACGTGTTGTTTAACCTCTTACAGCGGAAATTCACCTCCCATCCTGTACTCTCCTATCTCCTCGAGCTCCACCAGAAACCTCTGGTGGGGTTGGCTCTCGATCGCGACTCAGTCGCAGAGGGCTATTTCGAGGCACCTCCCCATATTGTTGGGAAGGTGGGTAGCGCTCGGTATCGCAATGATATCCAAGCGTACGAGTACAGGTTCGTTGGACTCAAGCCTCAATCCATGAGGCTCTTTAGGTCCGACGAAAACCGCCGACGCCTCGCACAGTTGTGCGGGGAGTACGGTTTGCGGCACGATCTACGTGGTACTGTTTCGTACCACGTTCGGGAATTCCGCGTGTCGGTGTTTTACCGACACGCGGTTTCGCCTATATGGTTTGACTTAACTTAGTCCATACCATAACAAGAGGGGGCCCAGAATGGGCTACAAAGTGGG